GGAGAGGGGGGTGAAGCTTGATCTCGCCAATAATGGTGATGATTGCGTTGTTTTCATGGAAGCACGTGATTTGGCCAAGTTTGGTGAGGGGTTGGATGATTGGTTTGAAGACATGGGATTTGTTATGACCAAGGAGGACCCAGTGTATGAGTTGCACCAAATCGAGTTTTGCCAATGCAAGCCGGTGTTCGGAGCCAATGGGCTCATCATGTGTCGAAATTTCGATAAGGCGCGTGAAAAGGACACAATGTGCTTGTTTGACATTTCGAGCCCCTCAGCCGCTGCAAAGTGGCTGGGGGCCGTTGGCGAGTGTGGGTTGAGCCTAACTTCCGGGATCCCAGTGTTCCAGGAAATGTATAAGGCTTATATCCGACACGGAGAAAAGAGTAACCTTGCGGCAAGCGTGGGATGGGAGTGTGGGATGACCCACATGGCCCGCGGACTGTTTGCAAAGGAGGGGCACATAAGTGATGATGCCCGATACTCATTCTATGTCGCCTTCGGAGTCACCCCGGATGAGCAAGTAGCGCTCGAGGAATACTACCAGCAGTGGACGTTCCGTGCCCAAGTTGAGGCACGTGAGGTGGACACTGTTGGCACAGCTCCCTTCTAAGCCTGTAAATGACAAATTGAATTGGTAGTAGGTTTGTTAAGATGGTTGGTAAGAATAAAAATCAAAATAAAAAGAAAAGTCGTAAGCCGCGTCGGGCCACTGATGCGACGACGGACAACAGCTTGGTCGTTCGCGGCCGGAATGGACCCAAGATTGGTGGGTCTGGGATGAACCAAATTGGTTCACTGCAAGGAAGGTTCGGATTGCCTACAAGGTACCCCCTACCGACTAATGATGTGGTCCCAGCAAATTTCAAGTTTACGTTGGATGTTTCCAACACCGCCTCAAGTGTGTGTGCTGTTAGCTTGATTTATGGTTCTGGAACATCCGCAGGGGCCGTGTTGTATATGAACCAGTTTTGCCCTGGGTTCAACAATATGGCGACTTTGTACTCGCGTTTTTTGATCAAGCGGATCAAATTCGGGTGCACCCAGACGACGTCGATGACGGATGGTGGATTTCACATAGCCAATTATGAGGCGACGTCATCAACTTCTTCGTTACCACCAACAAGTGTTGCTGATGTATCTAATACACAGCATCTAGCGTATGGCAATGTTGCCAACCCAAGTTCCTTTGTTGTCCACCCCACCGATTATTACAATGATTGGCGGGCGTCGGTTGGAGATGGTTCAACCACCTCAGCGTCCCAAATGGGTGTTACACAAGTGTACATTCGTAATGGATTGCCGGCCACCTCACTAGTAGCTTTGTTAACAGCGGAGCTAGAGGTGGTATTCTGTGGTTACCGATTTTAGGCTTGTGCTAGTTGTATTACATAGGGTGTCTGTGGCTCGTGACCACATTTTAAAAACACGCTAAGCCCATTATGTTACATAGAAGTTCCGTGTGGTACCAAGACCACTAATACGTAGCTAGCACATACATTTCACATGCTTCTCGCAGCAGCAAAAATTTAAACCAGGTGGATTCCTGAGAGATGATCGTCACATCAATAGATCGGTTGAGATAGAGCCCTGTGTGGATTAACCACCCACCCTCCGGGACTAAAACGATGAGATGTGAGGACATAATAAACAAAATTAGTAGTGTATACCACGTAGTTGTGGTGAATTTCATATTACTGTATGTAGCTGCAGCATGCTCGACGGCATGCTGGGTGTTGAACCTCCACAGAGTTGGAGTAGCGCAGTGACCTAGGGGCGATCCTAGGGGGTTCACGTGGCGTAGTCAGCATTTATGCAAATAATCGTGCTCGAAGG